TTTTTTTAATTTTTAAATTCTCGTTTTTTAGGGGAATGAGAATACTGGTAAACCCCTACCAAGGCATATCTGCCCATCGTTGAAGAAATTCACTGTTACGCACAACATCAAATTCCCAATCTGCCCGATTACCAAACGCACATTCTTCAGGAATATACTTATTACGGCGTCTAAGCTCTGACAAAGTTGGGTAATGATCAAACATTTGAGCTATTGTCATACCACATCTTCTGATCAATTTATTAATCATAAGAGCACCTTCCCTATTTCTTACACATTCTTCTATCATTTCCATAGGAGTGCGAGGAGACATAGCATATAACATGTGGTATGCCATAGTAATCAACTCATAATGCACAGGATTAGTACCCATCGTGTCCCAAGCAGCCGAGACACACTTTAATAGATAATTTTCTTTAAAACCATCTCTATCTAAAAATAATTTAATCATAGGTTCATACAAAGGCTTATAACCTACCACAGGAGCCATATTCGGATCATTACTCAAAATAAAATATCGCTTAAGAAAACGAGGACCTTTTTTCTTCTCATCTAATTCTCCGGTTTCCAGATTAGGAATTGACAAAAAACTATCATACTCCCTATAATCTCGCAACACCATATGAACGAATAATCGCAGAAAATCTGCGAAACCTGTAGCATTTATAACTAATCGTAATTTTTTAGGACAACACCAGATATGATCATCTCCATAAACTATAATAGCAATGAATCCTTTACGAACACACTCTGCTATTACATCTGCTAAATGCGGCACTATAGTCATAACATGATTTATATATAAAAAAAAACAAAAAGCCATAACCCAAGAATCACCATGAGAAGTTTCCTTCCCACCCGAGTACATTATACCTCTCATAAATCTCCAAAACGTACCCACATGCAAAACAACTTTATTACTTATATGATACATTAACATCTTCAATAACTTAGTAATAACTTTAGTTTGACTGTGATTCATACCCGACCAATTATAATATCTAGACATAGCAGCTATATATAAATAAAGAATATAATCCTTTATTTGCTTATCTAATCCCTCTATATCTCCATCTACCCAGAAAATATCCTCATTATCATAGTTCATCTGTACGGCTAACTCATACATTCCACCATAATAAGGAGAAAAACCTATCTTAATAACTTTTCCACGCTCAAAATTCATTCTAGCTTCACCCATTAGAGAGGACAAAAAAATCTGCATAGG